GGCTCTATCGCAATGATCCTTGGGCCTTTCAATGTCTTCGGAACAGGAACAACCCTAACGGGAAGCTCCTGTTCCATAGAAACGATAGAAACTCGCTCGAGCTCCTCTGCTGGTCCTGCGTGATCCGTTATAGCTAACGGATAAGCATTTCCAATAAAGGGGAAATAAGGCTCAAGCCTATCGTGCCAGACACGCCAATCGTATTTCCGATTTCCGGACATACGGTCAGCGGTCTGCCCGGGACCATGCTTCGGAGTACTTCCATCAACACGTAAAGTGTAGAACAGAGGACCCCAAAGCATCGAGGACACAAGCGAAAAAACAGCTTGGTCCTCGTCGGGCAAAGGCAACAAATTGAAAGAGCGTTCATTCTCGACGAACGAATCCATCGCTTTCTGCACGCGTTTATCGGTGCATTCAACTTTGATCTTCTTGAAGGCAAGACAGACTTGTCTGATCGAGCCAACAATCTGAGCAAAGAAGCGGGGGTTCGTGGAAACATCGTTAATCCTTCCTGTCTCCATATTGAACACTTGACTGAGCATACCTGACAAAAAAGCCGGGATTGCTCGGGCCTTCCTAAAACCTAGGAACGCCTTTGAGTCGATGCATCCTGATTCCAAACTTCTTTCGAAGTCGGAACAGAAAGCAGGCAGGGTTATCGTTAAAAACGATAAACCTTCGTGTTCAACGCGAGACTTTATAGTTTTTAAGTCTCGCTCGGAGGCCTCAGCGAAACACGTGATACAGGCATCCTTATAGATAGTCTGTATCGCTTCCAGATAGTCACTTACGTGGCTTTTCATCGTGCCTTCCTTTCGGGAGGTCGCGAATCCAGCCACAGGCTAGCTTCCACAATACAGAGTCTATAACACTAACTGTGATCCGGAATCAGAAAGTTTTCGATTTCCTGGTCCCGTTAGAAACCCGCGGTTCAGTGATAGGGTTCTCTGTGTTAAAAGACAGAGATTTACCAGAACCTATGATCAGTTGAGATAGCTGATTAGCTATACCCAATAAGGTCAAGAAGGTTTTGGCACTTTTACCCTTCATTCCCGACTGCGCGACGATGTCGGCAGACGTGACATTACGAGCTTGAAGTTGGAGCATATTCTGCTCAAGCGACTTCAGGTTCTTTAGCAGCGGCTTTAAATTAACAGGCCGTTTCTGCATGCGGGAAACTCCTTTCGGTAAGGGTCAAGATAAAGTCTATTGACCGATTGACATAAGAATCGAGAGATATTGAAGCTGGACAGAATACGCCAGCATAGATATCTTCAACGATAGACTTAAGTTCATCGTAGTCTCTAAACAAATTATCAAGACTCCCTTCCGTAGAGTTTTCCAACCATAGTCGTGTCAAGCCAGGTCTTTAGACCAGCGACCATTTGGTCGATCTGCGTTGCAGTAAAGCCGGCTTCAGGCCGGTCAATCTGAAACGAGATAGTGACATCCTCGTAGTCGTTAACAGATGTTAACGGATCTGCGACAATGGACTTCTGCGTAAACGCAACCAATGATTTCACCCGACGTTTCTTTTCGCGGGTGAATTGATTATGCGTTATCTTTAGACCGAAAGTCAAGTCGTCTTTCTGATAGGTACTTGCTAAGTTACCTGACAGAATACGAGGCAT